AAATTCTGCTTTTAATTCGTCCAAAGCATCTTCAAGATCAACAACTTTGTCTTCTAGATCTTCATGATCTTCTTCATGATCGTCCATTTTACCATCGTCGTCGTAATCTTTGTCCATGTCATCGCCTTTATCTGCTTCGATATCAGCAATCATGTCGTCAGCGGCATCGCCACCAACTTCTTCTACTGATTCTTCTTCAGTAGGTTCAACGAATTCTTCTACAGACTCTTCTGATTCATCTTCTTTTGATTCTTCAACTTCGTCGTCTGTTTTTTCTTCTGTTGATTCTTCAACTTCGTCTTCTTTGGACTCTTCAGTTGCTTCGTCAACTTCTTTTTCTGCTTCTTTTTCCTCAGACTCGATTAGTCCTTGGTAAATTTCTTTAGACTTCTCTACAACGATATCATGAAATAAAGACTCTGCTTTATCTTTTTCTTCGTTAACAAGAAGGTCTAATAATTGTTCAAATTTAGTTTTATCTGACATTGTATTATCTCCTTTGTTTAGTTAATAGGCAAGGCTGTCATGTGTATTTACAAAAAAACCAGTTTTACCGGTCCAAATGGTGGTAAAAATGTGGTTTTTTGCTATTCTTACTTATCAATTGTGTTATTGAACTCTTTATATGTGATATTTCTGTAATTTGCATACTGATTTAGGTTATTTGGCACAAAATCTTCCTTTTGCATTACCCTAATAAAGCGTCTGTCAGAGTTTTCTCTAACAATGGTTTCGGTTTGTCTAAGCCAATTACCGTAATATGTAGCGGGTTCGTGTCTTGCTTTGTAGTTTTTACTACCAGCATATATGTTGTTGACCCTAGCACCGTTTTCTAATCCTACGAAATCAAACCCTAGTATATAAATGTCCTGGCAACCGTCTAAAACTGCCTTGTATAGTGCAGTAGGACCGCTACTCCAACCCTTGTTAGGATTAAAATAGTTCAATCCTACGTACTTTTCAAAGGCTTTATTGTAATTTGTCCATACTTCGCACTCGTATTGAAAGTTTGCACCAACAATTTCATGGATCATCTTAGGATCAACTGCAACTAAAACATTAGGACAAAATTCTCTATAGACAGCATTACACGCATATATCAATCCTCTGTCTATAAGATTCTTTAAATCGAATTTTCGTCGAGATGTTCCGTTGCCGATAACAAAACCGGTTCTTCTCATAACGTATTATTTAAAAAAATTGGAATTTTATACCGCTTGTTCTGGTGCAGGTTGTGCATACATAGTTTGAACAAACTCTAATTCTTTTGCTTGTTCAAGTTCTCTTGCTTCTGCTGTTCTTCTAATGGTATTAATTTGCTTTAATGTAAGTCGTGTCTTTCTTGTGTCATCAGATTTGACAACCGAAATATCTCTATCAGCATCGTAGCGTTTGTCATCGCCAAATGCTTTTCCGTCTTGATCAAAATAAAAGAATTCTTTTAACAACATGCTTTTATTTATTCTCCTGCTGGTGGAGTTTCGGCTCCTGGTGCAGGTTCTGTTTCGCCCGGTGCTTCGGGTGCGCCTTCGCCAGGTTCAGTTGAACCAAGGGTATCAATATCCTGTGATATTCCTCCAGGAGTAACTCCTACATTTCTCATCTGTACTTGTGAATTTTGATTGCTAAACGTTCCATCGACGTTTTCTTCACGCCATAGCGTTTCGTTTTCTGCCATTTCTTCTGCACTTAGTCCTAAGAAACGTTTTAGTGCAAAACGTTTACTCATGTATGGTACTTCTTGCAATGAAGCGAATGTGTTAACACGAGCATTATCCATTTCACTTTGTCTGTAAGCCGCAAAGTTTTGTGGAGAATTAAATTTTAAATCAAATAAATCATTATCAATGTTTACACCTTTAGCATTTAAAAACATCTTAAACTCTCTATCAAAGATGTATGCTACAAGGCTTTGTAAACGTTTGCAGTATTCGTTAAATCTTAATTCTTGAATATAAGCAGTACCTACCCTACCGTCGTTATACTGAGAAGCAGAATCTTCTGCTCCGGTAGGTAAGTATGAACTTGGTATACGTAAACCACGGAATAACTTATTAGTAAAATATTTTAAATCGTCAATTTCACCTAAGTTAGTACCGCCTGGTAGTGTTTCTACCTTAGAACCACGTCCTTCCGCTGTTTGTGGAAAGAAATAGTCTTCATTAATTGATAGTGGATTAAAACTAGCGTCAATAACGTTAGTACCACCACCAGTTGACGATGGAATTCTGCGTTGATGGATTTCATTTTTGACCCTTTCAACAAATCCCATAGCAAGGTGAGTAGGCATGTTACCTACATCGATGTAAAATACTCTACGCTCCGGTGCTCTTTGCACACGGTAGATAATAATAGCATCTTCAAGTAATTCTTTCTGCTTATAAACTTTAAATACACTTTCTAAAAGTGAGTTACCAAATGGAAAGTTTCTGTCTAAACCTTCAGATAATGATAAATGCACAATATGGTTAGCATCAATTGCCAACTGATTTAGATTTTTATCAAATCTACCACCAGCATTGTTTGGTGTTGCTCCACCAACATAACCTCTGCCCAATGACCCACCTGATGTTGTGTAATTTACTTGGCCTTGGTTGTCTGTTGCATTAATTTGTGTTACTGATAAATTTTGAAAGTTAGGGTTGATATCTCTAACAACATATTGTTCTGGCTCTTTGCCTTCTGATTCATTAACAATAATTTTGTCTACTTTTGCAGGATCCACATGCATCCATTTAAATGTTTCTGGATCTCTTACAAAGAAACAATCACCGTACTTGAATACATTACGAATGATTTTAAAAATTCTTCTTTCAAAGTTATTTAGGTCCGCCCATTGTTGCAAATAACCTTTTAATACCTTTGTTTCTGTGCTTGTGCTTTGTGCTTTGTAACTGATTACGAATGGTGTTTCATTTTCTTTGTTCTTCTGTGAACAAAATTCTGCAAGTATATCCAATGCCGCATTTACTTCGCTGTCTTGGTCCATTGTTTCATACTGACCATAACGCTCGATACGATTAGGATGACCTGTGTAAACATCTGGTAAAAATGATGAATAATTTGTTCTTGCCGGACCTGCACCTGAGCCTGGAATTGGACTTGAGTTCCCCGATGTATCTTTTGGTTTATATTCCTGAAAGTATTTTTTCCAACTCATATTGTTTTCCTATTACATGGACTGAAGTTCAGCCAACATGTCTCTATTAATTTTAATCAAAGTGTCAAGTTTTGCAGTCATTCCACCGGTAGTGTTATTTATAGGTGTTCCAGAACTTGATACATTATTTGATTTTACACTCTGTGCCTGCATCTTGTCAAGTTGTTCGTCGCTCAAACCGGTCATTGATTTTACCATTCCGCGGCCTTGTTGGTTTAATGCACCCTCATTTTTCTTGGCATAAGCATCAATCTCGGCTCCTTTGGTCTGTGCGATGTTCATCATTTTGCCTATATCCATTTTGCCACCTGACATAGAACCCTTCATGTCACCCATCATGCCCTGCATCATGTTTAACATACCTCCCATAGGAGAATCCTTAGGTACTACCGCTTCTTCTCCGTGTAACATGGCCGGAGTTCCCTTACCAAAGTTTTGGAATAATGTACCAAAGTTACCTATGGTACCATCATTCATTTGATTTTTATTAAGTAATTTAAAAAACTTCTGTGCTTTTTCTACATCTTCTTTTGATGCTGAGTCGGCGTTCTTAGATAATTTCTCCATTTGATTGTAAAACTGCCCCATTTGTTCATGTATGCCAACCTTAAGAGTCTGACCGAATAAACCTTTTTTAGTCTTAGTTTCGTCAAATAACCCTGCATCTCTAAATGCCGCCGCTTTTATTGGATCAAAATTGGCACCATCAGGATCGCCCGCTTCTTCTAGTAATACTTTCTTTTGGCTTGTTGAGAGATTATCAAAATCAGTATTTGCCGCTTTATTTGCGACATCTTTTTTCTCAATGCCGAGAATTTTTCTAACAAGATAAGAACTGGAAAATGACGCTTCTAGGCTATTCATTAATTCAACCCATCTGTTCTTGATGTAGTTCATTAGTCCGCCTTCTTTTTCTAAATCTTTTTTGAAAGTATCAATCCATTCTCTTAAACTGCCCGAACTTCTTTGCAAGTATCTACTAAATGTACGCAAGTACGGTGTCATCTTTTGTCCTATAATAGCCACCAAATCCATTATTACGTTTCTAAAATTTGATATTGCCTGTTCTGTTTCGATTGCTGATCTACCGAAGTCGTCAATTTTTCCTAGATTGCTTTCTGTGTCTTCTAGTGTTCCGCCAAATATTCTACCAAATCTTGCGATACCATTAAATGTTTCTCCAACTGGATCACCGGACATTGTTAGGGTAGCACCTAATCTATTTGTTCTTTGTATAAAGTTAGAGTTTGCGTTTGCTAATCCTCTAAAGTTTCCGATTAGCATTTTGTTGTACTGATCCTGTGATCCTGTAAATGTTTTAGCACTATTAACCGAACCAATAATAGTATCGTTAAATCCTTTCATGGTACCGGTAAGCATCATAGCACTATCTGTTACCGGAGCAATGCCTAATACAGCCGCCATTGCCGCTTCTCTACCTGCATCACCAAACCCTGCTTCTGCTGTGTTTACAATACTTTCGATTCTTGCTCTTGTTGCACCGTCCATTCCTGCTAGGAAGTTACGGAAGTTTTCATTCATGTTGGCTTTTGCCATACCTTGTGCAATGTCGTCTGCCTGTTGACCTGTTAGTTCGGATAGTCTACGTAAATTCTTTTGATATGATACACTTAAATTTAATAGTTGCTGTTCGTTTGTGGTACGCATTCTTAAACCTAATGCGTTTTGTGCTGTGTATTCTGCAATTTTTTCTGCTTGTTCGCTTACGCTAATACCGTAGTCTCTTAGGCGCATTGAAACTTCAGGTGTTAATCCTTTTAATATATTAAGTGCCGTAGCACCACCTCTTGAAGCAGTACCTAAACTTGCTAAACCGTCTGATACAGGACCAAGTGCTCCGCCAATTTCGTCTGCTGTTAAACTTAGGCCTCTAAAGCCGGATTGCATTGTTCCAATCTGATCACCTAGAGCAATACCACTACTTGTTAGTTTTTCAAACGTGGTAAAGTTGGAATATAATAGTTTGATTACAGAGTTTAAAGCCTGAGCAAAAGCACCTACAACCGGAACACTATCAGCAATTTTTGACGTAAAGTCAATCATTGTTGGTCTGCCTTTGGCAAACATATCTACCGTATCAGAAAATGCTCCCGCTAGTCTACTTGCAAATTTAAAGACTCCGCCAAATACCTTGCTTACGCCTCCAACAGCAATCATTAGAGGATTTAGACTTTTTGCTAGTTTGGTAGCACTTGCGGCCGCACCCAAAATACCACCGCCTGAACCACCACCTGAACCACCACCTGAACCACCACCTCCGGTAGCACCACGTTGATTCATTGATTTCATTTCGCTCAAAATGGATTTTAGGGTAGCCTCTTCCGCGGCTCCTTGTACTTCTACCCTTCCAATATCAGGTATATCAATGTTTACTGCCATGTTTTAAAAACCCCTATAAAGTGCGTA